CTACTGAATTTATTGGAAAGAATGCGGATCTTCTTCCGCTGGCTCAGTAGGAGGTGCGTCATGGGTAGAAAAAGCAGAAGAAATAATGATACGATGCCCATCATTGCCGTGCAGAATACGGATATCTTCCCGACAGCCATATATGCGAGGCTGTCTGTGGAGAACAGCGGCAAGGATGATGACGGAGCGGCTATCGAGAACCAGATAGATGTTTGCAAGGAATATATAAGGGATATGCCGGATCTTCAGCTTGTGAAAGTCTATCAGGATAATGGATGGACGGGAACTAATATGAATAGACCTGCTTTTGACGCAATGATGGATGAAGTGCGGGCTGGACGGATCAGAACAATCGTTGTCCGTGATCTATCCAGATTTGGCAGGAATTATCTTGAGACCGGAACATATCTCGAAAAGATATTTCCAAGACTTGATGTGAGGTTTATCTCGGTCAAGGAGAACTTTGATACATATAGGACAGATGGAAGTGCAGAATCTCTGATGATACCGTTGCAAAATCTGATAAATGACCTGTATGCGAAGGATATTTCACGGAAGATACATGCTGTTTTCAAGGTTCAGAAAGAAGAAAAGACCTTCTCATGGAGAACGATTCCTTATGGGTATGAGTGGAATGAGGATCATACAGGCATCATTGTTGAGAAGGAGCAGTCGGAGATTGTCCGTGAGATTTACAGAATGTATCTTGATGGAACAGGCACATATCTTATAGCAACGGAGCTTAACCGCAGACAGGTGCAGACTTCAAACCAAAAGAAGCGAGGTGGAGACTATGTTTGGTCGGCGCAGTCCGTGACGTCGATATTGAAAAATCCGGCCTATACAGGGGTAATGGCTTGGGGAAGAAGTAAGTCGGAGCTTTATCGGAATTATTCCACGTTTCATACTCCAAGAGAAGAATGGGCAATCCGTGAAAACGATCATGAGGCAATCATATCGCAGGAGGATTATGATGCAGTGCAGGAATTATTTGAAAGGTCGTGTGAGAGAACCAAAAAAGCACTGGAACGCACCAAAGAACAGCGAAAGACCTGTGTGGATTTGTTCAAGGGAAAACTGTTTTGTGGGGATTGTGGAAATAGAATGTATTACACTGCATCTGTGGCGTATAACAACAAGGTCTATGGCAGATATAACTGTAAATCGGATGAAATGAGACGGACAGGCTGTTCAAGGCATAATATCTCCAAAAAGAGGCTAGATTCAAAGGTTCTTAAGGTGATTCAGTCTCAAATGGAGCTTGCGCTTGAATATGAAAAAGTACTGTTAAGGCTAAGAAATAGCGAATACAGAAAGAAGAGGGAGCAGAAGCTTAAGAGGCAGGTCTCCGTTGTATCAGGTAAACTCAGGTCAATTCAGGAAAGGCGGACACGGCTGTATGAAGACTATACTGAAGGAATATTGGACATCGAGGAATACTCTTTGGCAAAACAAACCTACGAAAGACAGGCGGGTGAACTTGATAAAGCATACGGCATGGCAGTTGAGGAATTGAGAATCTTTGAAGAGAGTATATCAGAGAAAAATCAATGGATCATGATGCTGAAAGAAACAGACCGGGATATGGATCTTACGCAGGAATTGGTGGACAGTACCGTTGATCGTGTCTATGTGTATGAGGACAATGCCGTTGAGGTTGTCATGAAGCATCAGGATATATTTGATTTTACAAAGGATTATGTAGAGAAAGGCGGTGGCTTGAATGAGTGAACCGAGAATTGCAATTTACATCCGTCTTTCCAGTGCGGATGAAGAAACGGGGAAGAAAAAGGACGAGAGCAACAGCGTGGTCAATCAGAGAAGTCTTATCCATGCTTATCTTGATAAACATTCCGAATTTGCAAATGCAGTAAGAAGGGAGTTTGTTGACGACGGATTCAGTGGGACAAATACAGACCGACCGGCATTTCAGGAAATGGTGAAGCAGATAAGAGATGGAAGGTTTAACACCTGCATTACGAAGGACTTTAGCCGTTTTTCGAGAGATTATATTGAGATGGGCGATTATCTTGAGTGCCTGTTTCCGTTCCTCAAAATAAGGTATATATCAATCAATGATAATTATGACAGTGCAGATTACAAAGGCACGACAGGAGGGCTGGATGTAGTTCTTCGTAATATTGTATATGATTCATACAGTAAGGATCTTTCCGTAAAGGTAAAGACGGCTATGATACAGTGTGCTAAGAAGGGACAACGCATAAATGGTGAGCCTTGTTACGGATATGTTTCCAATCCGGAGAATCCGAGGTTTGATATACCTGATCCTGAGACAGCTCCTATCGTACGCAGGATATTTGATCTTGCACTTGACGGGATGAGACCTGCGGCGATTGCACACTTGCTTAACGATGAGGGGATTTCTACTCCCGGACAATATTATCTGATGAAGCATCCCGGCTCTAAAAATCACGTAGGAAAAGCCGATAATCAAAGATGGGGATGTTATACGATACGGAGAATCCTGGATAAGCTGACGTATACCGGAGCAGCAGTTGGCATGATGAAGTGCAATGTTGCTCCCTGTTCAAAAGTCCGCAAAGAAGCGAAAAGAGAGGAGTGGATTGTAGTTCCGGGAATGCATGAAGCTATCGTAAGCGAAGAGGAATATCAGAAGGTACAGAAGATCATCCATTCCAACCCGGCAGGAGAGAGGAACAATACTCCGTTCCCGTTAAAGTCATTGGTGGTATGCGGTTATTGTGGCAGAAGAATGGCAAGATGGAATAGTAAGTTTACCAGAAATCCACGGTTTTACTGCACATACGGTGGGAAATATGGTAATATTACCTGCAAAGATGTCAAATCGCCATTTGAGTGTGAACTGGAGAAAATTGTACTGACTGGCATCAAGGATATCATTGCCCGAACCGGATCGGAGAAAAAGTTTGGCAAATCGCCTGAACGTGAGGACAGTGAAAAGCGTATTGCTGAGCTGAATGCGAAGATAAAGGCTCTCGATGCAGAAAAGATGCGTCGCTATGAGAGTTATACTCTTGGAGAATGCAGCAAAGAAGAATTTCTGAAACATAAGGGCGAAATAATTGATAAGATTCGTAAACTTGAAACACAGATAGACGAAGCTGATCAGACAAGGGTATTTAAGGGAGCTGAATCAAAAATGATATCGACTTGTCAGATGTTTACAGGACAGGAGGAACTGACTTATGAGATGGCACACGCATTTGTTGAACAGATCACGATTTACAGAGACTACAGGGTTGAGATTACTTGGAAATTCAAGGATTGCCTGAGTTGATAAAATTTTTAGGTTTTACTTGACACAAGCAGACAATATAATCCGTAATAATCCTACGGATGGAGTCATGGCAGAGCTTAAGAAGAGAACCAAGGGAGAGTCAGAAGCTCGCCATGCTCTTACCATTGAGGAGGAGAGAGCATTTCTTGACTGGATTGAAAGACCCGAGTATCTCAGATGGAAGCCTCTGTTTACTGTAATGTTTGGAACCGGCGGCAGAGTGGGCGAGATCATTGGTCTCAGATGGGAAGATCTGGATTTTGAAGAGAATACCATCAGCATCAACCACAATGTCACGTACTATCCGAGAAGCGATAAGAGCTTCAAATGCGAGTTCAGAGTATCTCTGCCCAAGACGGAGAGCGGTATCAGAACTGTTCCGATGCTTGATAAGGTCAGGGAAACCTTTATCGCAGAAAAGGAGTATCAGCAGGAAAACGACTGCAGCTGTATGGTGGAGTTGGATGGAATGTCCGGTTTTATCTTCAGCAATCGCTTCGGCGGTCTTCACAACCCTGCAGGGATCAATCGTGCAATCAAGCGTATTGTCGATGATCATAATGCCCGTGAGGAAGTGAATGCAAGACGTGAAGGCAGAAAACCCTTGATGATTCCGAGGTTTAGCTGCCATATCACGAGACACACTTTTTGTAGCAGACTCTGTGAGAACGAGACCAATGTTAAGGTGATTCAGCAGGTTATGGGTCATAAGGATATCCAGACTACGCTCGATATCTATGCAGAGGTTTCGGAAGCAAAGAGACAGGAAGTATTTAAGAAACTGAACAACGAGAATATGTTTTAGGAAGAGTCCTACGATGGACTCAGTGGTACACAAAAAAGAAGCCCACTCCTACATTCGTACACAGAAGTTCAAGAAAACTATGCATGATAGTGCATGAATAAAGCGGATGAGGAAGTCCTAAAACGGCAAAGATACAAGATAATGCATGAATGTGCATTTATCAGGAACAAATCCCGACTTTGAAGAGCCTCAGCTGACGCAACCCTAGTAAATACAAGGGTTTGCGGACTTGACCGAAGATGAAAGTCATGCAAATGTACAGCAAAAATTCCAATCGAAATGAGCAGATATGCGGTAATATGAAGTTTCGATAGGTTTCCGGGATAACCGAATATAGTAAGACTTAAGGACACTTTCTAAGAAAGAAATTTCTGGAGAGTGTCTTTTTTTGTCTGTTGTTATGGTGAAAAATCTTTGGAACTGTTGGTCAGATTTGGTCAGATTTACAGGTCGGAAAGGAGGAAAAACCGCGAATGTACGGGACAGCGATAGTGCATGTGTTGTTGTGTCACACGAAAAAATACATGAGCCTGCAAAATAATAAGTCGCCATAGGAGGAAGTATCGCAATGGAAAACAGAAACACCAGGTTTCCCGAAGACCTTGTAAATGTAAGGGTGCAGGCAAATACATCATACCAGATCAAAAGGGTGATTGAGCTTGTACAAAGTGAAAAAGGATTAGAGCTGATGAGTTGCTCAAAGATTATGCCGAACTCAGGATCCGGACCGAGGCTCCGACAGTTCGCAACGTTCAAGGATTTGAAATACGAAAAGAAACAGCAGCAGAGGAAAAACAAGCAAAGGAACTTCAGAAGAAAGTTCTGATAAGGAGGATGCTCATGTGTAAAGTGATAGCAATAGCCAATCAAAAAGGCGGGGTGGGAAAGACCACAACCGCCGCAAATTTAGGAATCGGACTTGCAAAAGCAGGAAAGAAAGTGATCCTGATCGATGCGGATGCACAAGGTTCGCTCACCGCAAGTCTTGGTTATGAAGAGCCGGATGAGATGGAATACACGCTCGCCACGGTTCTTGGCAAGATTATAAACGAAGAGACCATAGATCCGCAAGAGGGAATTCTGCACCACGAGGAAGGTGTGGATCTGATGCCCAGCAATATTGAGCTATCCGGGTTGGAAGTATCTATTGTAAATGTAATGAGCAGGGAGACTGTACTTAAAGAGTACCTGAGTATGATCGAGCAGGAATATGATTATGTCCTGATCGACTGCACTCCCTCACTTGGAATGGTTACGATAAATGCTCTCGCAGCGGCGGACAGCGTTCTTATACCGGTACAGGCAGCATATCTGCCGGCTAAAGGATTGGAACAGCTGATCAAAACAGTTCGCAAGGTAAAGAGACAGATCAACCCTAAGCTTGAGATAGAAGGCATATTGCTGACTATGGTGGATGGCAGAACAAATTATGCAAAAGAAGTCATTCAGCTTCTTGAGGAAGGGTATGGCAACCAGATCCGATTCTTCAAAAACATCATTCCTCTATCAGTTCGCGCTTCAGAAATCTCAGCAATAGGAGTGAGTATTTATGAACATGATCCTAAAGGCAAGGTCGCTGAAGCATATACCTCTTTGACAAAGGAGGTGCTTGCAGGATGAGCAGGAGTATAGCAGGAAAGATAAAACTGAATTCTTTTGCAGATATCGTTGGTGGAGATGATACGGCAGTTACAGAGGTTCCTTTATCGGATCTCCATGAATTTAAGAATCATCCATTTCGAGTTATGGACGATGAGAAGATGGAGGAAACGGTTGAAAGCATCAGAAAAAATGGTGTTCTGATGCCGGGGATCGTCAGACCACGATTAGATGGAGGCGGGTATGAGATAATCGCTGGTCACAGACGAAAGCGGGCCTGTGAGCTTGCGGGACTTGCAACAATGCCCGTTTTGATCAAGAACTATACGGATGATGAAGCTACGGTAACTATGGTAGATACTAACATCCAGCGTGAAGATATACTTCCAAGTGAAAAGGCTCATGCTTATCGAATGAAGTTTGATGCTATGAAGCACCAGGGTTCGGGTGGAGGCAGAACCGTAGAAAGTATCGGTGAAGCTGCCGGTGAGAGTGGTAAGACAGTACAGCGGTATATATGGCTATCCAACTTGTCAGATACACTCCTGGGCTTTGTTGATGAAAAGAAATTGCCAATACGATCCGGTGTTGAAATCTCGTATTTGACAGACAAGGAGCAGGGCTGGATTGAAGAGATCGTTGGATCTACTGGTGTAGTAATCACTCCGGCGCAGGCTGAAAAAATCAAAGGATATTCACAGAGTAAAGAATTAACTAAGGCGCTCTTGAATGAGATTCTTTCAGAGGAAAAGCCTAAGCCGAGAAAGATCACTTTTAAGGGAGAGAAGCTATCAAGGTACTTCCCGGAGGATATGCCCGTGGAAGAAATAGAAGAAAAAATCATCAGGATTCTTGATGAATGGAAGGATAAAGGAGGTCGGTGACCATGGGGATACGATCCAGCGGTTGTGCTGCCGTAGATGCAATGGACAGAATACGAATATCGGGAAATATCATTCCTCAGAGCTGGTACAAGGAGATACTGCGCGATAATGGCAAGCCTTATCTTCTTGCTGTTACATTGCTTGCGGATATCGTGTACTGGTATCGCCCCGTAGAAGACAGGGATGAATCATCCGGTTATGTGATCGGATTAAGAAAAAGATTCAGAGGTGATCTGCTTCAGAAAACCTATGATGAGTATGCGAATCTGTACGGAGAATCAAAGCGAACGATCAAGGCTGCACTTGACCGACTGGAGGAGCTTGGTCTGATCAGAAAAGTCTTTCGGGATATCAAACTGAAAAATGGAACGAAGATTCCCAATGTCATGTATATTGAGATCTTTCCGAACAGAATTGAGGAGATTTCCCATTATGATATTGAACCTTCATCTTTAGGACCGTCGGTCCCGAAGTATGAAAATGATGAGTCAGATGTTCCTGCATCTGAGGCATATATACCCTCCCAAACCGCTGATTTGGCGGGTTCTGATGGGGGTGGTACAAAATTTTGTAGGACCTCCTACAAAAAAATGTATGACCCCCTACAGAATAATGTAACACGTCCTACGGAGGAATGTACCCATGTCCTACAAAATGATGCAGGATATCCTACGCCGAATGTGGGGACAAATACATATATTACTACAGAGACTACAGGAGAGAATACGACACAGAACACAACAGAGATTACTCACAGAGAGAACAGTCCAGTCATGTCTTGTCAGGCAGAGGATGTGGATAACTTTGACGATGATGAATTGTCAGATCCTGTGGATTACTCGAAGCCGATAACGGTAAAGATGCAAACACCTGTAGACAGACGGACTGACAGAGATATCTATATCGAGATCTTAAAGGATCAGATTCAGTACGACCGTATTCTTCAGGAGGATACATATGGTGAAAAGGTGAATATCGTTGATGGGATCCTAAACATCATAGCTGATATCGCAACTACTGTTCCACCGGATGGATATGAACGGGTGAATGGAAGACAGTATCCGCATGAGGTTGTAAAGAGCAGACTCTTAAAAATGGATTGGCATGCGACTTGTTGTATATTTCAAAAGCAAGAATGCAAAGAAGTTTCGCAAGGGCGAGGAATACGGTAGCGCCCGGTGGGGCAATGCAAAGGATATCGAACCCTACATGGATCTGAATGATCCGGAAAATAACGTGATCCTTAACTCACCTATCTCCATGGTTGACAGCTGCGATGAGAACATCGATTGGATGGTTGCTCCGACATTAAGCGCAGTAGAACCCGTGATCGCAGTGGCGGCTTCATTTACCATGTGACCGCCAACATCAAAGATCGCCATGACGATATCCGAAGTCTTGCTAAGAAGCATTACTGCGATGCAAGCCTTAAAGAGATACCGGAAGAAAAGCGAAGTATCGAATTCATGCATGTTGTTTTTGTCTATGACCATCGTGATCAGCTCATAACATAGCACATAGGTTATGATGATCCCGGCTATCGGTATGATGACCGTATCTGACAAGGTCTGTATCATAGTGAAAACGCTGGCATTCCATGCGCTCGGGGTCTGACTAACCTCTCCGGCGATGGTGCCTACCTTTGTATTCACATCGGTAAACATTCCTTCGAGGTTAGACATTACCCAGCCTTGCAGCATTTCCTTTATGAGTTCGGTAATCTTCTCAACGATAGTATTCATCTATCGCGAAGTTCTCCTTATGAAAAGAGAGTTGTGAGCTGAGGGATCACCGTCTGGGCGATGATTACGATACCTCCGCCCGCCATCAGCTGCTTAATTCCCTGGCTCTTTGCACCGGGGTTATCATTTCCGTAGCCCTCAAGCAGGTTGATGATTCCCCATACGGCTACACCCGCTCCAATGGCGGTTACGACGGTCTTCAGTGCTGTTACGCTATTAGTAAAAAATCCCATGATAGTTCTTAAAACTGACTTTTCCCAGTCAGTTTTTCCTCCTTCCGATTGTTTGAAAATGTTTACGTTACTTCCGGAAGGCATAAAAAAGCCCTGCGCCATCTTCTCTTGTGATAAAATGAACACAGGGTCTGGTTATGCCATTCCCGCTTGGGGCAGATGATGATGTTTGCTTGGTAGGCGCTCATCGTCTGCTTCCTTTATTCAGTTGTAGTGGCTCCGGTATCAGGTTTGCTCTTATGAGTCCGTTTAGCCTTATGCCTATTCAGTTGTCAGGCGTCATCTTCGACAACACCCATTTCGTATGTTTCCACGATCTGACTCTTTTTCATCTTCAGCTTCGTGGATAAAAATGCTTCGACATCAAACAGGTTCGCTTCATCAAAATCCGACAGTTCTTTGTACCGCTTATGCTTTGTTATATCGAATTTGTCTGAGAAGAATGGTCTCACGCCTCTAAGCTGCATGATACATTTCCCGCCGTCCATGACTGCGATCTCATCCTGCGACATCAGTTCTTTCCCCGTTTTCTGATAATTCAAACCGTAGGACGGGGACTGTCCTCTGGTATCCGATGTATTGTAGAGGTCAATGGTCTCTTTACCCAAAATCTCCGACATTTCTTTCAGTGTCGTCTTCTCTTTTCCTCCCAGGAACAGGGTGGTATCACAGTTGCCCTCTATCGTATCGGCATTATCCTTGTAGATTGCTTTCAGCTGACTCTTTGACTGCAAAATAATAGAAGCAGAGATCTCCCTGCTTCGTATCGTCGCGATCAGCTTATCAAATTGTGGTATCTGGCCGATATTG